TTCTTACTCAACGTCCTGTCAATCTCATAGTTGTCTGTAATTCCATTCAACTTATGCAATCGCTTGCAGAAACCGTCTCAATCACTTTCGCTCTGACTGAAAGAAGGGCTTGCTCTATCGTGACCAATGATACGCTGATGGAGTTATTTATGAGTCGAGTCCCGGCTGATATTTGGGAGGACTACCCGGCTGGAGAGATTTTGTCAGACGTGGAGAACTCTGGTATTCTGGTATGGAAACATCCGGGAGTACCCTGTGGAGGTCTGTCTAAAATGGAAGCCCGGACCATGAGTATTGTAACTTCCCGGCAAGGTAAGAAACGTGCTGTATTGTTGGTGAAAGGGAAACCGGGAGAGGCCAAAACGGTCATGGAGCCGGTAACTGAGGATCTTATTGCCGCTTTGGGATCAACGGCTGGCTCAACCTTAGCAGAGAACTCTGGGTTCTTATCGTTATCAGTTTCTAAGATAAACATAGAATTTGATAGAGTGGAGGTATAATGTCAGGAGTAGGACTTGCGTTAATTAATAAAGTTATCGATGAGGGACTTCCGGTTACGTTCTTCTCCGACAACGACATAGATAGTGAGACCTTCAGGGATGCGGATGAACGTGCTGCGTTTGAGTTCATAATGGAGCATGCTATCGAATACGGTCAATTTCCGACTACTGACACGATTGAAATTGAAGTTGATGATATCGTGTTTGGGAGCTATCCTAATGAACCTGTGGGGTTCTTTGTAGATCGTTTCAAGAGACGCAATGCGCTACAGACGATCACCGATACGATGGGTGAGGTTGCTAAATGCGTGGATGACTCTGATGTTGAGACGGCTAAGGAAGTTATCAAGGGGCTGGCTCTGGAACTTGAAAGAAGGCATAGCACTGACAAGATAGTTAGGCTCGAAGACGTTGTGCCTGAAGTGATTGCGGATCATAATCTGCGACAACAACGTGGCAGAATGAAGGGTGTACCATTTGGGATCGAGTTTATTGATCAGGTCTCGGACGGTGCTCAAGCTGCGGATACTGTTGCCGTTGTTGGGAGGCCCGGAGTTGGGAAAACTTACATTCTACTGAATGGTGCGAACGCTGCGTATGATGCAGGGGAGACGCCATTATTTGCTACTTACGAGATGGCAACGAAGCAATGCTCACGGAGGCTGATTGCGCTGCGGACAAACGTGTCTGCTACAGACATTAGGCTTGGGCGTCTTTCTCACTGGGCTACGAGACGTTTAGGCCGGGGAGTACACTCCATTACGGAGGAGGAGTCTGGTAGGCCATTTTATCTGCTACAAGGATCGTTACAATCAACAGTTGAAGACCTTGCTTTGAGAGTGAAAGAATACAGACCGTCTGTCCTATACGTTGACGGAGCATACTTGATACGGACTAGAATGAAAACTAAGTCACGGTGGGAGATGGTTACCGATGCCGCCGAATGGCTCAAAGATATTGCTATGGAAAATAATATACCGGTCATCGCTTCCTATCAGTTTAACCGGAGGGGATCAGGTAGTCTTGGTAATATTGGATATTCGGATGCAATAGGTCAGCTCGCTTCAATAGTTATCGGGATCTCGAATGAAGCCGAAGTTGGGGATGGATATATGCTGGAGTCACAACTGTTTAAATTACTTGAACTATTAAAAGGACGTGAAGGGGAGAAGGGAACCGTTCGGGTGCGCTATGATATGGCCCGGATGATTATTCGGCAGGATACGCTGCTGTCCGGGTTTAACTTTCTTGACCCCTACATGCAACCGGACCCCGACCGTATCCCTGCCAGAATTGGCAATCCGGGCGACTATGAGGGTATCGGGATCGTATTACCTAACAGCCGATTGTTCGGAGGCGATCACTGTGCCGATGGAGAGTGCTGGTGGGAATGATAATAGGGTTGGAGTTGGATTTGTCTACTTCAAAAAAGCTGCAAGCGATTGCAAGGGGTAAGAATATCTCAGTCGATGAGGCTATTATTTATTCAATTAATTCTACCCATAGTCACGAGTTTAGTAGGTTGCTGGCTCTTTTTAATAAAGACTATTTAAAACCTATAAGACCTAAACTGGTCTCGAAGGTTAGAAAGAGAAGTGAAAAGAAGCCTATAGTAAGAGAGAAGATTGAAGTATTACTTAGTAGGCCACGGACACGAGGTAGTCCGAAAGGTAGTAAGAATAAAAAGCCTAAAGTGCCTAAAACGGCACTTGATAAATTTAAAAGGTTCATTCCGTGAATAAAGAAGACATTGTGACATTTCTAATCCACGTAGGCATGCCCTCGCACGAGATAATAGACTCTGGGCGTGGATTCCTTAACTCGCCATGCCCACTGGCACCATGGACACATGCTTCTGGCAAAGATGAGAGACCGAGTTTTGGAGTTGCGATCACCGAGCCTCCGAGGTATTCTACATTCTACTGTTTTGGCTGTCACGATTGGGCGTCTTCTCTGGGAACATTCCTTCACAATCTATTTGTGCTCAGTGGAGAATACCCGTATGATGCTGCGAGGATATATGCGCTTGCCGAAGCAGGAGCCGACCTCGACGATACAACGTTAATTACTATGCCACCGGACCCGTATGCGGTAAGGACGGAACCAGAGCCCCTACGGACCCCGTTGCCTGATATCGTTTTAAGGAAGTTTCCACTTCTGTACGATGGGGTAGGGCATGAGCATAGAAAAATTCGATCTTACCTGAGTGACACCCGTGGAATACCTGAGCATATACAAGATATGTTTCGAGTACGATTTAATGAGCACTCACGAACAATGGTATTTCCGCTTGTTGATTTCAATGGTCGTGTCTACCTTATGCGTGAACGATCCCGTCGAGAGAAAGACATCTGGACCGTATCACCGAGGGTGGCCGGGACTCCCCACCTTGAATTTCCAAAGTTGAGATATAACGGTGTGTGGTTTGGGATGCATTTGGTAGATTGGTCCAGACCGTTGATGGTTGTGGAAGGGGAGATCGATGCAATGAAAGTTGCTTCATTAGGCTTTACGAACGTTATAGCCTCTGCGACGAGTTCTGTGACAAAGGCTCAGGTGCATGCTGTATTGGACAACCTATCGGGAGTACTTCTGCTTGGGTACGATGCTGATCGTTCCGGGATACGTGCTCACGAGCGGATCATCGACTTTGTAGGGCAGAAAGCTGCGATTGCTAAATTGAACTGGAGAGTTGCCAAGTGCAAGGATGGTGGAGATTTAAAGTCTCAGAAGCAATTAAAGAAAGTTCTATCAATGAGGGAGTATTTGACATGACGCAACTGGAAAAGGCAATAGTCGATTGGGCTGACGGACTGTGGCCTGACCGGGATGCAGGGTCTATCCTTGATAAGATGGTAGATGAGTTTACGGAACTGATTAAAGCTGTAGGACGCAAGAAACAACCGTCTGAAATCAGGGGAGAGATAGGAGATGTAGGTATCCTGCTGGCTGATCTTGCCAGTTTGTTTCCTGATGACCATGGAGGGATAGCTACCCTTGAGGGTTGTATGCGTGAGAAGTTCAAGAGGGTTGAAAAACGGTCCTACGATGAGCACGGAAACCGTTGAAAATAAAGGGAAAAAACACCCTTGACAAAACTTTTGACCTGTGTTATAGGTAGATAATGAATAGTCCAACATTTAACCGTTATGGGAGGAGGTACGATGCCGAAAAAATGGTTCAGTAAAGGTAAGGCCGGGATGACTAAATCGTCCCAAGTTGACAAGGAGGCGAAGGCCCGTCAAGAGGAGCGAAAGAATAAGCCTTTTCGCTTTTGGCTTGAACCGGACTCGTCGGGAAAGATCACTTTTCTTGACACGCCACAGTTTTTCATCTGGGAGCACAACCTGAAGATCGCCGGGAAATGGGGCAATTTTTACACTTGCCTTAAAGAGTTTGATGCGTGTCCGATCTGTGAGGACTTAGGTGAACAGTCTTCATTCGTTGTTGTTGCTACCATTATCGACCACCGGAAATGGGTTGACCGGGATGGTAAAGAACACAAGAACCAGAGGAAGTTGTATGTTGCCCGTGGACGTGCTCGACAGCGGATTATCAAACAGATCGAGAGGCGTAAGGGAGACATGAAGTTTTGCGCCTATGATGTTGCCCGTGGAACTTCCCAGACCGAATCTAATGTGGGTGAGGACATTGAGTTTCTGAAGAAGCTCACACCTACTGCGTTGAAGAAATTGGCCCCGAAGGGAAAGGATGTTCCGACTCCAGCCGAGTGGATTAAACCGTTGGATTATGAGAAGTTGTTTGAACCGAAGGAAGTTGGATGGCTGCGAGAGCACATTACCCATGGCGAAGCACCCGTTGGGGCAGAGGACGATGTTGAAACGTCTGATGATCTTGGTTTGGGCGACGATGACATGGGTGAGGAAGAAGCTCCAGAAATGCCGGATCTTGCGGACTATAGCAAGGCTGAGTTATTGGAATTTCTGGATGAGCAAGACTATGCAGTTAAGGGAGCAAAAAGACTTGCCAAAGTTCAACTCCGAAAAGAGATTCTCAAAGCTCACGAGGAATGGCTTGGTGAGAATGGCGGATCGGAGGAGGAAGAAGGTGAGGAGGAGTCAGGCGACATTGACGACCTTCTCTAAACAGTTTGAGGACAAAGGTGGGAGTAAGCCATATCTCCTATCAACGACAGGAATTGACCTGAGTACGGGGAGCACAGCCGATGCTGAAAGACGTGTCATAATCTCATGGAAGACAGGCGATGGCAATGAACCGTGCCTGATACGACCTTGCCGGGATACAGAGACCCGGCGTCCTCAAATTTGCAATCGCTTGCAGGGAGCATTGACTTGTATTCGCATGTAATCATAGGGTCACACGTTTTTATCCCACGAGACGAGATGGTGAACTACCGTAGAGCTAAGGACATACTGACGGTGACCCGTAAATTTTCCCGTGAACGAGTGCCTGTGTATGATGACGGTGAATTGATGCCGGGATATTTCGGTATTCCTATTTACCATTTTCCAAACTTAAAGCGGATTGCCAAGGAAGTTATAGATGAGAGGACTCTTGGCAAGAAGGCAACCTATAAGTTTACTGCTAAGTTACGAGAGGGTCAGCAACCTGTTCATGATTTATTCGTTAGTCGATTTGGTTTGGGAAACACGGGCTTCATACTGGAGGCTCCTCCGGGTTTCGGGAAAACAGTATCCATTCTTAAAATGATCCAGTACATCGGGAGAACTGCCCTAATAGTTGTTCCTAAAAGTGATCTGGTAAAACAATGGACCGAGAGGATACTGGAGCACACATCGTTACCGGAAAGGCTTGTAGGTATTGCTGCTGGCGGAAAAGTCCGATACGGAGGTTGTAAGATTGTTGTCGGGCTGGTTCATACGCTGGCGCTGGACCGTGCCGGTGCGAACTTCCGAAAGTACTTCGGAACAAGTGTCTATGATGAAGTGGATAGGTCAATGCCTCCTGCTACGTTTGCACCTGTAGCAAACCTGTTTCCGTGCATGTATAGAATAGGTGCCTCAGCTACTCTCGAAAGGCAAGACGGGATGGAAGTTGTATTTGAAAAGCACCTGCAACAGTTTCGGTTGCGTGGACGGGATATAGGACGGATGAAACCCAAAGTGCTTATGCACCGTTTTACAGGAAGTTCTGGTCATATTTGGAAGGGATCAAAAGCACTTAACAGGCGTGGGATGTTATTATCTAAGTTGTCAAAAAACCCTGCGAGAAACGCTCTGATTGCCCGTTACGTTGGGCTAATCTGGAGATCTGGGAGACGGCTTGTAGTTATTTCTGATCGTACTGAGCAACTTGTCTATCTGAGAAAGTTGTGCAACAAAGTACAAGGTATCCCGTTAGTTGATATGGGATTTTATGCTGATCAAGTTCCAACTGGATATAAGGGTAAGAAAGTGAAAATATCCAAGCAAGAGATTGAACGTAATGCCAAATCGAAAAAGGTTCTGCTTGCTACGTATGGAATGATGGCTCTGGGAACGGACATTCAGGAACTAGCTGGAATTATATATGCTACACCGCAGTCTGAAATTTTGCAATCTAAGGGTAGGATAGAACGTGTCTGTGCTGACAAGAAGCAACCTGTCGTTGTAGATATTGTGGATGTCAGCTATCCTGATGCTGTTCGTTGGGGGCAAAAAAGGATACGGCAATACCGGTCGGAAAATCTAATCATTAAGACCTACAAAAGTTAAGAGGGGTGTACTTCCATGGCCTTTGACCAAAAAGAGTATTATCGTAGAAACAAGATGAGAATATCAGAAGCCCGGAAACGTCGATACCGGGAAGACCCTAACTACCGCAGGAAGATACAGCGGAAATCAAGGGCTTACAAAAGAAGCAAGAGTCTTGGTAGACCGAAGGGGATCATTAAGTCTACCAAGGGAACGTTCTTCACAATAGGTCGATTGTCAAGTATCATTAAACGTAAAGTAAAGACGATTCGTGCCTATCACCGCAACGGGGTACTGCCGAATCCTACTCATTTTGATACGAGGGGATGGCGGCTATATACGAGACACCAAGTTAGACTGTTGGTGTGTGCGTTTGAAAGCCTTGATAGAGGTGAACTCGACGGGTTGAAGGACATTCGAGCCCTTGTAGAGTCTGAGTGGGAGGAGTGATATGACAGTTAAGAGAAGACAGCCTGTAAAAAAGGTTTTAGAGAAGCAAGGTACACTGGAAGTGACCTCTACTATTATTCGTAGCAAGGAGAATGAAAGTAAGACGGAGAAAGGCAAGAAAATCAGGATACGGCCCTTCGTGACCGACACCGCTAATGTGAGTGTTAAATTGGGAGCAACTGTAAACATGGGAGACTACTCGTCTGCTCGTGTAGACGTGATGCTATCTGTACCTTGCTATGTTGAGGAGATGCTGACCGTCTACAAACAAGCACGGGAGTTTGCTTCTGAACTTGTTACAGAGGAGATTGATCGGTTGACCGGGGATGGTGATGAATGAAGCTAACCGACATAATAAAACAGCAGAACACAGCATGCGGAGAAGGTACGATGTTTAAGGGGACGGGACTCGCACGAGATCCTCATCGTATACCCACGGGAGTATTCCCTGTTGACTTCATAACCGCTGGCGGTCTGCCGCTATGGGGATCGACTTGCTTCTGGGGTGGAGAATCGGGCGGGAAGACAACCTTAGCAATCAATACCGTTAAGACTGCTCAGGACTTATGCTTTACGTGCTTTAGGCATAAATCACTATGTACGTGCTCGAAATCACCGCTTATTATGAGGGGTGTATGGGGAGACGTTGAAGGGACTTTGGATCGGACATGGGCCTCACGGATTGGTGCTGATCCAGAGGAGTATGTCGTTGCCCTTGCTGATTATGGAGAGCAACATATTAACATCGCTGACTCTGCACTCATGGCTGATGACTGTGGGTTGTATGTTCTGGACTCACTGGCTGCGCTTGTACCATCCGCAGAGATGGAAGGCTCCAGTGAGGAGAATTTTATCGCACTGCAAACTCGGCTGATCGGGAGAGCTATCAGAAAGCTCAAGCAACGACTCATTAAAGAGCGGAAGAATGAGCATCCCTGTGCTATCCTGTTTACCAACCAGTTGCGGATTAACATTATGCAAGTTTTTGGTGACCCCGAATCGATGACCGGGGGAAAAGCAATGATGCATGAGTTCTCGCTTTTGCTTCGTTGCAACCAAAAGGCTCTCAAGAAAAAGAGTTCGGATGACAAGTACCGGGATGACAAGAGAAAGAAAAACTACGCAGCTCGCCACATCGTTTCTGTTCGGAAGTTTAAAGTGCTTACCCTTGCTGGTGTTTGTGAGTATATCAGGATGGTTGAAGACTTTGATGATCTGGTCGCTGGACAAGTCAACGACTTCGCTTCTATGATGACGCAAGCGAGGGAATACGGGATCGTTCGGAAGAAAGGCTCGAAGTGGATGTACTTCGACAAGCAAGCCTCGAAACTGGATAACATCGTAAGCGTCTGGAAGAAGCACGATCATGAGCGAATCAGGACTATGCAAGCTACTGTGGAAGCTGCCAAACGACGCATTATGGGAGATCGGGATGAACTTACCTGACGTAAGACGAGTACGGAGGTTTCTTGAAAAGGATAACGCTGTGGAAGGGTTGCAGAAATTACTAACTTGGTTGACAGCTCAAGAGGAGTCGATGATTGAAGCTGACAAAGATCCCCTTAACGAGTTTAGTATATTCCGTGTTGACTTCGGGAATCCCGACGGTCATGATTGGCATGAAGTCTTCGGGATAGGTGTTACGAAAGATTGGTTTATATGGCAAGACGTAGACGGGAGATGGTCTGTATCAAACCGGACTCACGGCATGAAAGCCTTAACCGCTGGAACACAGGAGTTTGCCACGACTATCTGCAAGCGATTGCAAGCTTTGTGTGTTGATTGGTCGCTGGAGAGTCTGACAGACTTGGTGAAGGAAAAAGACTACCAGCTTGCCGGGAAGTTTATCAGATCGTTGAAGACCGGGACACCGCTTAATGAGATTCGGCTGGAAACGGACTGTGTAGTGGACGAGACAGGTGTTCAAGATGACGGTAAGGGTAGTTCTGCAAAAAGCCGGATTCGTACACTGCGGCTGAGAAAAAAGAAAGTACCGATGGAGGTTCACCGTGCCAAACAAGATGTGTAGTCAGTGTGGCCGTTTCTTTCCAATGCCTAACAAGGATTGGAAGTTGCTGGATAAAGTCGGGCCGTTTGTTTGTTCTCAAAACTGCATGATTGGTTGGATAGTTACGGAAGGTAATGAATCCCGGCTGCACCCGAAACACGTTAGGGGTCATGTAGTACCTGAGATGGCCGATCCCGATGAGGCGTATTCGGAGATGGTGGAGATGTCTTTCCGTTCCTACTATGAGGCAGGGGTGGCCGAAGCACTTTTTGTTGCGCTTGTTCCTTTTGAGTATGAGAGACATGCTTTTAAGGTAGGCAGCAAGATGGATAGTAATGCTATCTACGTTCCTGACTTTTTTATTATTGGTTACAATGTATTTGTGGAGGTCAAGGGAAAGTGGGGAATTAGTGGACGGACTAAGGTAAATAAATTCAGACTCAGGTATCCGCAGTATCCCTTGCTCGTTATCCCATGGGTAATCCGAGAGGACTTTAGTGGGGTGCCTATGGTGATCGGAGGAAACGATGACTGACCCTTTCGCCCAACGTATGCTACGGATAAAGAGTAAGAACCAACCGGTGAGATCGACTATAGCTGACGAGAGTGATGATCCCACGGTTGTCGCATCCGAGAATGTCAAGCTTCAAAAAGACTTCGAGAGGTATAAGATAGGGAGACCACGGGCATCGTCTTTGCATAGTTGCTGTATTCGTATGCACGTTATTGGGGCCAAGCTGGAGAAGGAAAAGATATCATCGGCCAATGTGAGTATGAGACTCACGTACGGGATGGGCAATGCTCTGCATTGGTGGATACAGAATACTCCAGACGTTTTCGGGAATAAACGCCGGGGATGGTGGAGATGTATGGCTTGCAATACCGTGCTTTACTTTGGTGCTCCACCAAAAAAGAACTGTACCAAGTGCGGTGCGAGGCCGGAAGCGATTACGTACCATGAGCACTGGATGAGGCTTCGACGGCCTTTTCACGTCTCTGGACATCCTGATATGTTTCTTTTAAAAAATAAGTTCTATCGGGTTGTGGAGGCGAAATCAATGAATGAAAAGGACTTCGGGAAACTCGTTGCCCCTCTCGTTGATCACGAATGGCAAGTTATGACGTATATGTGGGGGCTGAGTCACGATAAGAAGTTCCCGGTTCCGATAGATCATACGGTTGGCTATGTTGCCTACATTATTAAGAAGCATGTGGTGAAATCGTTTCCCATTAAGATGTATCCAGTACAGTACTCAATACCAGTTGTAAAACGGATCACTGCGAAGCTACAGTCCTACGAGACCGGGATGAAAACTTATCCCAAGCAACTACCGCCACTGGACCCAGTTTGTGAGCGGAATGAGATGGACTGCTACAAGGTGAGAGGTTGTGCTGTTGGTCCTGAGTGTAAGAAGTTTTGGAGAGATGGAATATGACCTTTCGTCCTTTCGATTGCGTCTATTGTTCTGATGGATACCTCGTCAGGAGAACTGGTAAATATGGGGAGTTCTTCGGGTGCTCGAACTTTCCTCAATGCACGTCAGTAGACGACGTTAGATATGATGGGCTTCCATCGGGTATGCAATCTGACCAGCAGACCAGACAGGCTAGGAGAGAAGCACATAATGCCTTTGACGAAATTTGGAAGCGAGAGTACATGAGTCGTTCTGATGCTTATTCATGGCTGGCAGAAGGATTGGGCCTTGGGTCGGGAGAGTGTCACATAAAGAGACTGACTCGGCATCAGTGCGAGATTGTGGTAAGGATATCTGAAGCTTTTTTGGAGGAGAGATCATGATAGTTGGCTTGGACTTATCGTTGACAGGAACGGGTATGACCCGATTTGACCTTGATGGAAAATTCAAAAGTTGGAACGTTGGGACCAGTGCTAAACAGGGAACTGATCTTGAACGCTATCGTAAAATCGTTCTCCACATTATGCAGAATAGTAAGGCATCTGACACGTTCTTTATTGAGGACTATGCGTACTCAGTTAGGGGTGGTAAGCTGGCTACTATGGGAGAACTCGGAGGCATTGTCAAAACGTACCTATGGAGGCGATCAAGGATGGAACCGTTCCCGGTGCCTCAGTCTATTCTATGCAAATGGTTTAATAAAGGGGTTGGATCTTGCAAGAAAGATATGAAGCCGGTTGCCATACTCCAGAATATAAGCAAGCGAGAACTGAAGACCCACGATGAGTACATATCATTCGCTTTGACGGATCTTGGCTGGCACATGATGAACCTGCCGATCATAAAGCGTGGGGATCTGCGTAAGGACGGATATCGGAAGTTTGAACTTGATATATTGAGTGAGCTACAAAAGACGTACGGACATATTTTAAACCCTATGCGTGACTATTGCCACAACAGTTTTCATACTCGGCAGAAATAATTGCAATCGCTTGCAATAACTCTTGACAAAACTTTTCCTATATAATAGGATCGTACTTGGATGATTTCATTAACCTTAAATATACGGAGGCGCTTATGAGTGGACAACCCAAAATCGGGGATTACTTACAAGCAGGTTATCCGTGTCTATTTATGAGAACGGCTGAACCTCACGTTGCGGAACGTGAGATTAGGAAAGCTATGATCGAAATGGATATGGATGACGTTGCTTTTGGTATCTGGAAGATCAGCACCGGACTGATGGTCGGACGGCCCGATGAAACAGTTAAACCCCAAGGTGTGAAAGACGATCTGATTGACTCACTGGCAGTAATTGAACATGCCAAAAAGAATGAGCCGATTGTCGGAGTTTTCCATAACATCCGGCAGATGATCGCTAACAATGCAGTCATTCAGCAAATTATCGATTCTACCATGGCTGCACGTTTAAAAGGATGTCATCTTATTTTCGTTGGTCCTCACATTGACTTGCCGGTAGAACTCAAAAACATTGTAACCGTTGTGGACTGTCCGTTGCCGACCTCGGAAGAAATTGCCAGATCTTATGAGCGACTTGTAGAGGCATACGAGGACGTGATGGAGTTACCGGAAGACGCAGAGGACAGGAAAGAGCTGCTGCGAGAAGCTTCAATCGCTGCTGTCGGTCTTGACTCCCTCGGCGCTGAAAATGCTCTGTCACTATCGATGGCTCTGCATGAAGAAATTGATATCCGCACCATTCAAAGGCAGAAGGAAGACGAAGTAAAGAAGTCGGACGTTTTGGAGTTTATTGATACCGATGAAACCATGGAGCACGTTGGGGGATTTGATGTCTTTAAGGCATGGCTTACGAAACGACAAAAAGTCTTTACGGAGGAGGCACGGGAGTACGGATTACCGTACCCGAAAGGGATGCTCATAGTCGGACCTGCCGGTTCTGGAAAATCCTTGACTGCGAAAGCGAGTGCTGGATTCTTACGGTTGCCCCTGTTGCGATTGGATATGGGTAAGGTATTCAGATCTCTTGTCGGGGAGTCGGAGGCAGCTATCAGAATGGCCCTTGCGGTTGTTGAGGCTGTCTCGCCCTGTGTCTTATGGATAGATGAGATTGAAAAGGGAATGGCTGGAATGTCCGGTTCTGGGAATCTTGACTCCGGTGTCACTGCCAGAGTTGTATCAACTATCCTGACGTGGAGGCAAGAGACCACTGCGCCTGTTGTTCTGGTTGCCACGGCAAATGAGATCGCTTCCATTCCCTCGATGGTTTACCGGAAAGGGCGACTCGATGAGGTCTGGGCCACGGATCTGCCGACCAGTAAGGAACGTGAGGAGATATTCGCTATTCATATTGCCAAGCGGGATCGTGACCCTGCCGAGTACAACTTAGGGTTGCTTGCCCGGAAGACTGAAAGCTATGTTGGATCTGAAGTCGAGGCTGTTATTGAGGACGCCATGTTCAAAGGGTTTGCTGATGAGATTGAATTTACCACTCAGCACATTCTCGAAGCAATAGATGAAACAGTACCTACTGCACAAAGAGATAAGGAGGAGCTGGAGGCAATTAGACAATGGGCTAAGGAACGGGCCAGAATGGTCTCCAGTGAACATGAAAAGGCTGTCAACGGGACAGCTAGAGGGAAGGTCAGGAAAATCGGAACTCGCAAGAAAACACCGTCAAAATCCAAAAAATGAAATCGCTTGCAATTTTAGCTTGACAAAAGAATTTACCTGATATACGCTTCAAAATCGTTCCAATAACCTATAGACGAGGAGGTATCACAGAATGGCAAGACAGACTACAAGAAGTAAAGGCAAGAGTGTTTCTGCAACCGGAAAGGCCCAGAAGTCCACACAGAAGCAGAAACGGCACGAATTGGTCAGGGCAAAGATACTGGAAATCGATGGTGCGCTCGATAAGACGTTTTTGAATCTGAGCCAACTGCTATCCGAGTCCTACCATAAAGAGTATCCCGAACTCTGGGGCTACGAGGAAGGACCGGCTGGATTCCGTGAATTTTGCGACGATGAGCTGAACGTTGGTTACCGGAAGTCGATGTATATGGTCGATATCTGGGACAAGGTTGTTGAGTACAAGCTGGATAAACGGAAAGTTGCTGCCCTTGGCTGGACCAAGATGAAGGACATCGCCACAGTCATTACGGAGAAGAACGCTAAAGAGTGGCTGGAGAAGGCGAAGGAAATGTCAACCCGTGAGGTCAGTGAGGCCGTGAAGATCTCTCGCAAACCCGATGGAGGGGATGGAGTTCCCTCAATCGTAACCATGAAGTTTCAGATGGGTGACAGTGAGGCCAACATCGTGACCGATGCACTGTCCGAGGCTAAGAAGCTTTTGAACACCACCAACGACACAAATGCGTTGGAATACATCTGCCAAGAGTGGATGGGCGATTCCGGCGTGACTCCTGAACGTTCCTCGCTTGCCGATCATATCAACTTTGTCGAAAAGACTTTTGGTGTGAAAGTGACCACCAAGGTTGATAAGAAACGTCAGGCTCAACTGAGAAAGGAAGCTGCCGCTGCCGCCGAGGAAGCCGAGGAAGCCAAGGAAGAAGGTGTCGAGGAGGAAGGTGAGGAAGTCGAACTGGAAGACATGAGTAAACCTGAATTAGTTGCGTTCATGAAGGAAAATGATCTGACGGTTAGGGGCTTCAGTAAGATGACCAAGAAAGCCCTTCGGGAAGCTATCGAGGCTGCTCTGGAGGACGAAGCCGGTGAGGAAAACGAGGAAGGCGGAGAGGAGGGCGATGGAGACGATATTGATGATCTGCTCGGCATCTAATCGTGCCGGACTAAGTGCTGCTGTGTGACTGCATGCCAAAATCGTGCCATTGTCCTTAATTTGAGGCTTTGGCACGATTGCTTTACAAGTAACCCCCTATTCCTTGCTACAAAGGCTCTAATAAGCTGAATATGAGGCTTATACATACTCTCCTATGCCGAACCATGGGGAGGTCATGATATTGCTTATATGGGCTTCTGAGGCAGTTCAAGGAGTTCATGCCATGGCTAACGAAGGGATCGAAGGCTTCAAGAAGTATATCAAGAGGGGCAGAACTACCATTCCGAAGGTTACCGTCCGAAAGAACAAGGTGCTGGCTTTTAACAGTGCTGCGGTCTCCAAGTTTGATCTGGACGCTTTCAAGTATGCTGTCTTTTACATTTCTGAAGACGGGAAACGTATTGCTATCCAGTTTACAAATAACGAGAACGAGAGTGGTATACTAGGTATCCAATCCCGCCCCGGAAACTTTCAAATATCAGCGGGTCACTTCTTCGCTATGAATGATATAGACACGAGCGAAAATCGTAACTATGACTTTACATGGGATACAAAGACCAGAGTAGCTTTTTTCAAACCGGACATCGCTGTCAACAAGCGGGTTGTCCGTAGTAAATGATACCTTGACTTGACAAAACCATTTTGATATAATCGTATGGACTGAAAAATCAACGGAGCGACAATGCCGAGAAAAGTGAATATATCACCAGATGATCTGCTATACGGAGCGAGGAGTGGAATCCAGAAGGGTATTCGCCGGGGAAACCTCGATCTCGTTAAGACGTGTTTCGATATACTCTGGAATGATAAGCAACAGAGGAATTGGCTCAAATGGCGTTTGACTGTACTTGTCTTCGAGGAGTGCTGGCCTATGCTCGGTGAACTACATGAGTTCTATGAGAGTAAGCCGACAGAGGAAGCTCAGTATCGAAAATTTATTTACCAACTTGCCCTTGCTACCAAGTCCAAGGATGCGCCGATTCAAATGCTAATTAATGCCCCAAGTGAGAACTTCACGCCTGAGCAATGGAATCATTATGAATTGCGGAACGTCAAAATTTTGCATGATAAGATCGAAAATGATGATCCGACAACCGTTGTGGATTCTTTATTTGAGGAGTGTGTGATAAGTTCTCCTCGTGGGAAAATAACAGATTACGAACGCAACGCCATACGTCTTGTGCGGAAACGTGTGGGCATGGGAGGGATGCTCGGTGACCGGATGTCGTGCTTGTCCGTCATGATGCTTATCTCTTTTCGTGGGCTCAATCCGCAATTCACTAAAGCAGACATCAAGGCCGGTGCGAAACGTTGGTATAAGCGTATTCGACGGAAGCGACAACCAAAGACCGTTACTTTGCCATGGTATTGCTTCGATATGCATACCCAAGCCGGGAAAATCGGTGGCCGAATATTCGAGAAACATAAGATGGGAAAATATCCCGGTCTCGAACCGTCGAATTTTTACATGATTTGGTTCTTCTGTGCATCAGGCGTGATGGAGAAAAGCCTAATTCGATGGAAGACTCATGGATTTGAGTCAGCCACGCAGTTCGACCCTTACGATACTGTTTGGTGGATTCCGTTGATGAAACACCACTTGACCTACGGAACCAATGACGCCAGAGCTACCAAAAGTCTCTGGGACAAGTCTATGGAAGAAGACATCCGTGGGGGCGTCAGGTGGATACTCCAGAAACGATCTGAAAAATAATTAAAAGGAGAACCGTTATGAATAAGTTAATGACAGGTAAGACTTTTTATCACTACGCTTCTATGAGGGCTGCTGCCAATGGAGATCCTGTAATGCCTATATCGTGCGAAATAGACGTGTCGAACGTCTGCAACCTTAACTGTTCGTTTTGCATGTTTGAAGACTTCCGGTCAAGGGATCGCTCGTTACTTGATTTTGTTCTCTTTTCCAGTTTGGTATTCCAGTTGAGGGATGTTGGCTGCAAGTCGATTACTTTCACTGGGGGAGGGGAGCCAACAATACACCCGGAGTTTAACGACATGGCTCAACTGGCAATGCAAGCCGGGTTTGATATTGGACTTGTTACCAACGGGACAATGTTGAAAGACGTTAAGACTCCTCAGCTCTTTAAATTTATCCGGGTATCTCTGGACGCTGGCAACCCTGCTACCTACGCTGCCCTGAAAGGTACAGATAAATTTGAGAAAGTTCTCGATGGGATGCGTTATGCGAAGGACAGAGGAGCTTTTGTCGGGGCTTCATTCGTTGTATGCAGAGAGAATGTTGAGAGTATGGGAGAGGCGGAGGCCGTGGCGAAAGAGTTGGATCTGGAGTACATCCAGTTCAAACCTGCGTATCTAAAGGGTAGTACAGGCAGATCAGGGATAGGTTATGATGAGTATGAGATGCCGACTGCGGAGTCAGACGTTTCTATTATTGAGACTACCCGTTCGGTGGCCCAGAATAATCTACCATGTAAAATGGCTGGTTTGGTCGGGATCGTTACTGCCAACGCTGAGGTATGCTTCTGTTGTCAATGGCGGGGAGTTCATGTTGCCGGGAACTTACATAAGACTACTACGTTTCGTGAACTTTGGTTAAAACGTCATAAACTACAGCCTGACATTACTAAGTGTCCACCGTGTCGATACATGGCTTATGCAGATGCGTACGAGGAGTTTAACAGTCAAGGACAATGCGCTATGTTTTGGGAGCATCGAGACTTTTTATAATTGCAAGCGATTGCACGGAGTAAGGAATGAGAATCGTCTATTTAATGTATCCGACATCTGCGAATATGGCTACATGCAGTGTCTTTCATTGGGCCAAGCACTTTATTACGAGAGCTTGCGACAGGGGCCACTTCGTATACTGGTGTGCTCCAAGACGTTATACGAAATCAGTTCTCGAATCCAACCCCGGCATCATAGAACGTCCAGAGATTAAGTGGATCGATATTGACTCTGCCGATGGTCTCAGTCGTAAGACATACCATTTCTTATCCCGTATCGAAGATAAGTTCTGCGATCTTTTCAGAGAGACCAACAATGGTGTCTACCACTATGACGCTATCATTACAGGTAGACATCTGGCTACGGTATACCTTCAAAATAACATTTTCCCGCCTGTGGACCGATACCGAATGTCCGTCAACCCGCCTGTCTACAACGTTATTCCGTACATCTTCTCTCCTAAGAATCCATCAGGAGCCCACTACAAAGAGTTTGAGGTAGCTCAGGCATTGAGTATGATCGGATGTTTTAACGTGACGTGGGGTGATTGGGAGATAGAGATGCTTAAAGCCTCGGCCCGGAAGTACCTGTCACCGGCTGCGATGAAAGAAGCACTCGGTCCTATGCATGCTCTGAAGTTCTGCTCCTCGTTATTTCCTGAAAAGTTGAACCCACACGTATTGTCGGTGGAGGAGAGACGTAAGAATAAAAACCTCGCCTTTAACTACGCTAATGCGGAGTCAACCGTATACAAGTTTGAATCGTTTGTGAGACGAGTATCGAAGATGTATGCTGCTGGCCGCAACGTCAAGATGGTTATCACTGCTACCAGCCAGAGCGCCAACACTGATATTCCAGACCACATGCTGAAGTGGCCCGGAGTTGAACGATACGTACACCTACCTCAGTCTCAATTCTTTGCCAAGCTCAAGGAGTGTCATGCTTTTATTGCACCCGATAGGGAAGGGGAGACATCGCCCTCGGTATGGGAGCAGTTGTACCTTGGGCTTTTAGGAATACTACCTAACCGTAGATGGTGTCTGGACTTAGTTCCGAAGGGATATCCTTATATCTACAAGTCTCCGGCTCAATGCGAAGCGATGATCCGAGAAGTTGCGGATCGATACTACAAAGACCCGAAGTATCCTGATTTGGTCGGGAGCTGCCAAGAGCATATTTCCCAGAGGGGTGCGCCTGACCGTAACGATGCTTTTATAGATCACATAGAGTCCGAAGTTAAGAAGCGAACGAAACTGGCCCGATACCCTGCCTATATCACTGATACGTTGGGACCGTTAAAGAAGGTGAAGAAAGGACGGAAGATTACCTTCAACCAGTTGCGGAGATTCGTTAGGGAGAAGTCTCGCAACAATTTGGATATTGCTAACATTCAAGCAAGGCTCTTTCCGTCGAGACTGCTATACTCATGGTATATGCGTAAGATGGGTTACCGGGACACGTGCAACACTGAAATGCCTGTATGGGTGAGGGAATAATGGCTCGAATACTAGTCATACCGGTTCACAATATTATCAAGCAGCAGGATAAGTCTCGGATTGTCGGGATGGACTTAAAACAGGGCGTCCTTACCGGCTCTATCTTGGCCGATCTCCATGAAACCCATATACTGATCCCAGATGGATTGAAGGTCAATTTAATAAGCAACTGGACGCCCTCCCTGCGCCCTATCAATGCAGACGTACCCAAAGAAGTAACCATGGGCTGCGCTCGAACAGTACGGTTTACGAAAAAGATATACCCGCTGATCCGTCGATATGATGTAGTCTTCAACTACAACGCTGCGATGACTATGTGGCTCAGGTCACTGCCTGATTGCCCACCGATAGTGACTACCATTGACAACCCTTCCTCAGTTGCCGAGTGGGACCGCAACCCGATAGGTCAATGGGAGTTTACTCACGCTTTACAAATTCTTGAAGCTGGAGCAGCAATCGATGGACCGTTGATGCTGCATAACCCAGACGATTACAATATTATAATGCGCCAGATCCCCAGTATCTTTAGTTCTGAGTTATCCAGCAAGGCTCTGGCAAATGTAGTTTTCATCTGGAATCCGATAGTTCCTGTTGCCCAGTTGCGACGACACAGTAAGCCTAAGAATGGAGTGTTTGAGGTACTTATTGCTGGTGGGTTTGGTCCGGGTAGGGAAGGGCTACCCAAACAGGCAATGACGACTCTCCGGGTGCTCCAAAAGTTAAGGAGACTGAGGTATAAGGTCAAGCTGACTGTCTGCTCCAGTACACCGGAGAGTGATTGGACCCATAGGATTCTAAAGCCCTTTCGTTCCTTCACGAGTTTCTTTTACAGGCCAAATAACTATGCTGAATTATTCGACCGAGCACATATTGGTATTGCCCTGCGAGAGATCAGTGATGGATCAAGGTTTACACTGTCGGAAATGATGATGAATGGGAAGCCTGTTATATGGCTCAACAACCGCTATATTGAGGGGTGGACCGACCCGGAGTTGATGCCCTACCATGCGAACAAGCACGACCTTAAAAAAGTCTCGAACGCTATGATTAGATGTATGAGGAATTATGAGGAGGCTGCGGAGCTTGCCTTACGTCAGGGTGCAATCGCTTGCAATCGTCACCACCGGGATTCGTGGAGGGATGCAATAAAACCGATACTTGAAGGAGTCATAAAGTGAGACATACTGTACTATTCTTACCAAGTCATTCAGTGATCGGAGCACATAAGACCCAGTACTCCGTACCTGCTGGAGTGAAACAGGCAGTTCGTCTTGCCCGTGCTCTGAAAAATGATATTAACTGTTTATTGATGGTGCCAAAAGATATTCAGTACGAATCGTTAGAAGGGTGGGATCGGGATAAAATGATGGCTATCCCAGTTGACCTTGTTCGTGATCCCCTGACGGGTGCCGGGACGTACAGCGAGGACTTGCATAAGTATCTGACCACCAGACGTTCTCCCCTACCGTATGACCTTATCCTAAACTGGAATACGCAGATGACTGTTGGTATGCAGCGGATGCTGCGGGACGGTGGATATGGTGGGACTGAACCTGCGGTTATTACGTTCTTTGAACTGGCTTTATCCGAAAAGGAATGGAGACGTAACCCTGCCGGTGACTCTGCATGGCTCAGGTCTATGGAAATTCTGGAAGCTTACTGTGCCAGTTTTGGACCCTGTGTCTTTTCCTCTCCGTACAATGCTCAGTTGTTCAAAGTTCAGATGCGAAGGATTATGTCACCAGCCTATCAGCGTACTGGATTACGGAATGTTTATCATAAGTGGAGACCAGAAAGCCCACCGTCAATTCCCCATCATCACAAATGGCAGAGGTCCAAGCCCTTTTATTTGATGATTGCTGGTGGGTTTGGGAACGAAAGAGAGGGTATTCCAAAACAGGCTGAGGTGACTATTGATGCGCTCAAGAAACTAAACGCCATGGGAGAAGACATCCGGCTGATAGTCTGCTCGACAAGTGCCGAGACCGAGTGGACCAAGAAGGTGCTCCGGGGTGCTAAGGCTTTTGTTGATTACTACCACTTACCGGATAACTACCATGAGTTGTGGATGAAGGCTCATGTCGGAGTGTCACTTAGGGAGTTGGATGATGGGCCAAGGATTGTCTTTACTGAATACATGATGAGTGGTAAGCCCCTGATTTGGTTGAACAATAAGTATTCGGAGGGCTGGACAGATCCGGGTAACCTGACTCCTTTTTATGTTGAATCTGTGGCGGTGCCTGAATTGGTTACTATGATTTTGCAGATACGGGATGAGTATAAGACTGCGGCTCAGAAAGCCTACACGTGGGCCTGTGATGTTGTTTACGAGAGGCACAGTGATAGAGAAGTGAGGGCATCGCTGATGCCGCTGATAGACGAAGTTGTTAAAAAATCAGAAGGTGTATTCAATGGCAAGAACTTCAAAGTCTTTGAGCCTGTCTTTAAACGTCTGGATAAAAAGAATATACGACCAGTTGACTTTGATACGCTATTCACAAAGCTGAACGAGGCATGTGGCAAGTCTTTTGGTATGTACTCCCGGTTGTGGGTAGCAAAGATGTTAAAACGTTATGCTCATAAAGAGATCGGACTTATGCCGGGAGGCCGAAAACTCTGGGTGACGAATAGTGCAGGTGAGCCATGATCGAAAGAATTTTCAGAGATAGGGATGCGGTTGACAAGTTAGAGGAAGAAGTTATCATCAAGAACCATATCCATCAGTATATGTTGGCCCGGAGGTTTGTCTGGGGAGAAGTTCTGGATATTGCTTGCGGGTGTGGGTATGGCTCCTACCTACTTTCTAAGAATCCTGACGTTGAGATGGTAATCGGTGTTGACTTCAGTAAGGAAGCAATCGATCACGCCAATAAGCACTATAAGGACGATAATGTATCGTTTCGGTGCTGTGAGTTACGGGATCAGATGAAGTTGCCGATTGACGTTCTTGTCTCGCTGGAAACCATTGAGCATCTGCGTGTGCCGGAAGACTTTTCTCACATGATAGAACGAGTAAGGCCGAGAGAGATAATCGTTTCTCACCCTCGGTTTAAGACGACCCACTTTAATTCACACCATTTATGGGATATCGAAACGAGTGATATTATAAGGCTGCTGGAACCGTACTACCTGTTGGTATTCAAGGAAGCTTTGCTATCCTCATATCTTCTTAGGTTTGTCCGCACGAAGGAGCATCCTAAAACTTTGCCTAAACGATTATAGTTGATCAAGGAGGTAAGATGGCGAAAGACACATACGATATGGACGATACAGTCCACGTACCTGATTTCGTGCTGGTCGATCTGAAAGAGATCCGTCCGAATGATTGGAATCCGAATGAGCTGGACCCTGATACGTTTAACGAATTGACCCGAAACATTCAGGAGGAGGGCTTCTTGCAGCCTCTCGTTATTGCGTCACTGCCTGAAGGTTCGGAGTATATATACGAGATTATAGACGGGGAGCATAGGTATGATGTCGCTGCCCTACTTGACATGCCACAAGTCCCGGCTGTAATCAAAGAACACGTTGGGGACAGTGATGTCTCTGTCAGAGATAGGCGGAAGTTCTTGACCGTTAAGATGGATAAGCTCAGGGGAACTTTTAACCGGAAAAAGTTTACTGCTTTGGTTACCGACCTCATGGAAAGACACGATTTTGAGGACGTAGCACAGCACCTTGCGTTTACCGACCCTACTGAGTTGGAGCAGATGATAAAAACTGCTCGTGAGTCCCTGCCGAGTGATGAGATGAAGCGGGACTTCGACAAGGCTAAGGATGAGATCACTACCGTTGATGACCTGACAACCGTTCTCAACCGATTGTTTACCAAGTACGGTGATACTGTACCGTACAACTATATGATTCTTGACTTTGGAGGTAGACAGCACATCTGGGTTCGTATCCCCGGCAGGATGCTGCGGTTCTTCCAAGACAAGGCACGGGAAGTTACCGAATACGGTGTCACGTTTGACTCTGTGCTCTGTAAGTTGCTGGAACTGGCACCACTGGATAAGTTCATTCCTAAGTTCAGGGGAGATCTTGACGTAGCTCAACTGGATGAGGATGATATTGATTCGGTACTGGCCGAAGATGAGGAGTGATAAAACATGCCAGAACAGTCAATAGATGAAATGGTTGCCCTATCCGGCGAATCCCTTATTAGACAGATACGGGAACTCGTTGCCCCACCGGGGCGGAAAGGTAACTGGCTAAAGTACTTGTCGGACAAGCGACTGCTTGAGGTATATCACCGGCTGCGTATCGGACAGAGTTCTGCCCACATTGCCAAGGTTGCCCAGATCGAGTGGGGTGCTCAGAAGTCTTCCCCTGTGAAATCGCTTGCAAGAGCTATCACTTCTATGCGGAAGAAAGTCATAGGTGAGATCCACCAAGGCGAGGACCGTAAGAACAAAGAGCGAAAGAGAATGGAGGAACTTGCCGGACGCCGGGGCAAGGCTATAGCTGAGAAGTTAGATGCTATGGCGATGAAAGTGGACTTGATTAGAATACAGATGGAACGTGTCAATGAATTAAGAGACAAGGAGAAGTCGTCTATCCCGTTTAAATTCACCGGCAAGGAGATTGCTACGCTCGACGGTATGCTGTCGGAGTTCTTGAATATGGAGATGAAGCTCGGCCTTCGTGACTCGAAACCAAGTGAGTACAATGTTCTAATGAAACATCAGTTCGATGGTCTGCTAGGACAGTTTCAGGACGGAGGGCAGAAGATGCTTGAGATGTCACAGCGATTCCTTGGGGCTGTGGAGGAAGACGCTCTGACGTTGCGGATAAACGATGATGGGTCGTACTCGCTCAAGAGGCCACCGGCAAGGGAGGAGAGTGATGACGACTAACATTTCGTGTGTCGAGTTTAACAATGCTGTCAGGAAGTTTGTGGATCTGTCTAATAGTATTGGCTTACCCCAGACGGAGACTAAAGCATTTGATCTGCTTTTAAAATCCGTACCTACTCATAATATCGACGGTACGTGCATTATGATGCAGCAGGATTTGAGGGACTTCCTGTCGAACTGGATCAGAGCAGTACAGGAGCAGGATTTTTCGTTTCTGCATCAGGCAAGAGGACTGCGAGTAGACCGAATCGTTGACATAGAGGAGTTTGCCGAGTCTAAGGAATTTTTTAATCAGAAAGGATATATCCGTCCGAAGATCAAGTATGAGCTGGAACGACTTTTTGAGGCTAAGGGCGACCCTTATATCGAAGCTGTGCTCACAGGTGCTATCGGTATTGGGAAGAACTACTTTGCTGATATTGCCCTTGGGTACATGCTGTATCGTCTATCCTGCTTTCACAATCCGCAACTGGAGTTTGACCTTGCTCCGGGCTCATCTATTGTTTTCATCCAGCAATCGATGACGCAGACGCTTGCCAAGAAAGTTGTGTTTGGACAGTTTGCCGAGAGGCTGAAGCTGTCTCCTTACTTTCAAAGGAACTTCCCGTACGATCCAAAGGTTTTAAGTGAGTTGCGATTTCCTAAGAACATCTACGTACTGCCCATTGGAGGGTCGGATACCGGAGCCATAGGCATGAATGTCTTTGGTGGGATGATCGATGAGTTGAACTTCATGGCTAAGACGCAGGACTCTGTGCGGACACAGCACACGGGCGAGGAGGAATACGACCAAGCGGAAAGAGTCTACTCTGCTCTGATTCGACGTATGAAGTCACGATTCATGCAAAAGGGAAAACTCCCCGGCAAGCTGCTCTTGATATCCTCCGTACATTACCCCGGTGACTTCACAGATCGTAAGATGGATGAGGCTGCGACGGACAGTACTATCTTTGTTATGAAATACGCACAATGGGACGTGCTCCCGGCAGATCGTTTCTGTGGGGATAAATTCTTGATCGAGGTCGGGAACGAACTGAAGCAGACTCGTATTGTGCAATCGATTGCAGAGGCTACCGACGAGGAAGATGTCATCGAGGTTCCCGTCGAGTACAAGGCTGAGTTTGAGAGGGACATTGAAGCTGCCATGCGTGACCTTGCCGGTATTGCCACCGGGACCAGACATCCGTTCATACCCTACCGGGAGCAGATCGAACAGGCTCAACTAAACTTCGAGGAAACGTTTGGGAATCAGCTATTCCTGCATAACGAATGTATTATTGACCGAGTGGTTGACGTGAACGAACCTGACTTCTGGGAGTTGGTAAACCGGGATTACATGGAGAACAACATTGTTGACGCCACGCTACCGTTTGCGGCTCATATCGATGTTGGAGTATCGAATGACGCTGCTGGACTTGCTATTGGAAGAATCACCGGATACAAGCTGCTGCCAGCTACCAAATACTTTAATGAGAAGACCGGTGAGTTTGTCGAGTTGAGAGATATACGTGCTCCCATGTATCAGATTGACGGAGTTTTGAGAGTCAAGGCTCCTCCAAACGGGGAAGTAGACCTTGAACTCGTTAGAGACCTCGTGCTGTGGCTCAGGGGAGAACTTTTTATCAAATGGAGTACGATGGACAGCTATCAATCTACTATGATGATTCAAGCTTTTAAGAAAGCCCGGATTAGATCAGGAGTGCTGTCCGTTGACACCTCAGTTGCTCCTTATACTGAGGTTAAGCTGTCAATAAAGGACGAACGGCTTTTGATTCCCAGACACCTTACGTTGGCTCAGGAGTTGCGAGAGGTGGAGAAGACTGAAAAAGGGAAGATTGACCATCCGGCTGGAGGGTCGAAGGACTGCGCTGATGCGGTTGCTGGTGTTGTTTACATGCTACAGACCAAGGAAGCTACCTATGGGCGACCGATATCTCGTCGGAGAGGCCACCGGAGAAGCACTTCCGAGACTCAGGTTAGGAAAGTTCGAGTAGGTGTGGGAGGGAAAAGGAGACGTAGGAGATGAAGGTATCACTCGTTAGTACCTGCATGAACCGAAATTTGTTTCTCAATGATAGTATACCCAACTGGCTTTCCTTTGATTACTTCGGGGAGATCGTTATTGTTGATTGGTCCTCGAAGCAACCTGTCTCTAACCTACTTCGTAAGTTTGCCGATCCCAGAATAAAGGTACTCCGGGTTGAGAAGCAGACCCTATTCAATTTGTGCATCGCCCGGAATCTTGGGCTGGAGTTTTGCTCAGGTGAGTGGATCGTTGCTACGGATTCGGATATAACTTTCGCCAAGGGCTTCTTTGACTCGTTCGACCCTAATCACGATGTCACCTACCGAGGCGGGAGAGTGAACCCTGCTGGCACAACCGGTACGATCTTTATGCACCGTGATGTGCTGCTGGCTACCTGCGGGTATAATGAATTGATCTATGGGTATGGCGGAGACGATGACGACTTCTATCGACGGATTCGTAAGCACGGGTACGAGACAAGAGTTTTGCTGAAGGGAGCATTGTACCATCGTGACCATTCTGATTTTGATCGGCTGGAGCATCGGAGGGGAGGACACCGCACCCTGCGTGACTCCTATTGGAAAGAGAATCGTGGGCTCCCTCAGTGGAATTGTGAGTCTGAACGATATTCGATAACCTATGAGGTATGGCAATACCTCGAAGACAGAGGAGTTATCAACCATGGCAGACGAGAAAGATAAGCTGAATAATACTCCCTCAGAGGCCTTAGAATCGACTCAAGACGATAATCAAGGGGATGATACCCAGAAAGCCGAGAAAATGGCTCCTGAAGCGGATCTGAGTGCTTCTGAAGGGGATAAATCGCCTAATATGCCCTTCATTCCGGCAAACACGATTGAAACCAAGGCGGGAAGTGGTGTTATCCGTCACAGAAATGTATCTGGGGAGAAACGTAAGTTCCGTGGGGTTGCGGATCACTTTCTCAATCGTCTCCAGACGAGAGTTCATAAATTGATGTCTACCGGTGAGCTGGACGGGTGGGAGGAGAACGTTGCTGGCTCTCTGACCGGTATGAAGAAAAAGTTGCAGAGCCTTACCACGGATGAGGCACTGAAGGGTACAAAGACAGGTATCGAGGTTGATGTTGCGATTGCTGCCATACTCGTTGACTTTCACAAACAGTCTGTGAAAGAGCAACGAAAGAGGACCGGTCTCTTGTGGTAGGATGATTTGGCTTGACCCCTTGACAAACCGATTTATTGTATGTTATAACGGGACAAGCCATCGGGGAATTTTTTTGTGACCTCTCCCCGATAG